ATGCAGTAGATGGACACGAAGCTGCTAAACATCGCATTCTTCAATATCTTGGACAAAACATTAGCAACCCAACCACGAATGGAACTGTCATGGGAATTGAAGGACCTATGGGGGTTGGTAAAACAACATTGATCGAAAAAGGCTTGTCTAAAATTATGAATGTTCCTTTTCATTCAATTCCATTGGGAAGTGCAAGTGATGCATGTGTATTGAATGGTCATTCGTATACATATGAAGGATCTCAATGGGGATTGATTGTCGATGTACTTATGAAAAGCACAGTCATGAATCCAATAATTTATTTTGATGAACTGGACAAAGTGAGCGAAACTCCTAAAGGACGAGAAATCATTAATTTGTTGATTCATTTAGTAGATCCTTCCCAAAACAATCATTTTCAAGATCGTTATTTTGGAAACATTGACATTGACATGTCCCGTTGCATGTTTATTTTTTCTTACAACGATATTCGTAAAATTAATCCTATTTTGAAAGATCGAATATTTGAAATTGAATTGAAAGGATTTACAAAATTACAAAAATACAATATTTCACAAAAATATTTAATTCCGCAGATTTGCAAGGATATTGGTATTCCACAAGAAATGGTAAATTTTGAAAACGAAAAAATTATAGGATGTATCATTGATAAATATACAAAAGAAGGAGGCGTTCGTAAATTGAAAGAGTGTTTAGTTGAAATTGTTCGTGAAATCAATTTGAATTTCTTGAAAACAAAAAATAAAATTCCTTCTGCTTCCAAACAAATTGAAAAAATTACGATTTTCCAAAATGAAATTGAAACATTGTACTTGAAACATCGCACTAGTATTACCGGTGAACAAATACATGACAAAGCGCAAATTGGACGTATCAATGGATTGTACGCAACTATTAATGATACAGGTGGAATTATTCCTATTGAGACCTCATTTGTTCCATCGGATCAACTATTGGCGATGTCTATCACTGGAAATCTCGGAAAAGTCATGCAAGAATCCACACAAGTATCAAAAACATTGGCGTGGAATTTAGTTAAACCTGAAATTCAAAAACAATGGATTGAAAAATGGAAAGAAAACAATAACAAAGGTATACATGTGCACTGTCCAGAAGGTGCTATTGAAAAAGAAGGACCAAGTGCAGGAGTGGCATTGACAGTCGCAATTTTTTCATTACTTAGTCACAAAAAAATCAATAATTTATTCGGAGTCACAGGTGAAATCAATTTATCAGGAGATGTTATGGCAATTGGTGGATTACAAGCTAAATTATACGGTGCAAAAGACGCTGGAGTAAAACATGTTCTCTTTCCTAAATCAAACCTGAAAGATTTTAGCAAAATTATGAAAGATTGTCCAGATTTAATCGATGATCAATTTGAAGCAACTCCCATTTCTACCATTTACGAAGCAATTCAATATTTTGTTGAAGGTGCAGATATTACATTACCTTCTCCTTGTGTAAAAAGAGAAGGTTCAACATTACAATCCACTTCCAAAAGAAAGAGATATAATTTACGTTCATTTTCTTAAAATTTAAAATTTAATTGAAAAGATGTTTTTTCTTTGTTACTTTGTAATTCAAAAAAAATAAACTTATAGAAGTTGCGAACGTGACAAATGGATGGCATAATTGTATAATTCATAATCGTACATGTTATATTTCTTAAACTCTTCTAAATCAAACAATATATTATTTTTATTATTATTTTTATTTTTATGCTCTACAGTGTATATATTGTATTTTTCAAGTAATTGAAATGTATCTTTATCTTCCAATATAACTATAGTTGAAAATTTCAATAAATTATTTTTAGCAATTTCTAAATGTGTTTGATTAATTTCAATATTTGGTTGTTCACCGAATCCGTTTAGCATCTTTGTATAATAATTGTATTTATTAAAATTAACTGTAAATTCTTGATTAGATCTTTCACGTCTCCACCATATAGTTTTATTATTAAAATCGTGCATATTTTGCATGTTATATATCATCATATTTGATATGTAGCGTTTATACGGATCTCGTATGCATACAATTAATTCTATATTTGTTAAATCAATTTCATCATAAAATTTGAAATAATTCCATTCAAAGGAAACAAAATTTATTTTTTGAGATAATAAATAATATTTGAATTTATTAAATTCATCTTTGTCATAATTCCAAAATTTAATTATTTCTTTATTTGATTTAGACCAGGGATTACCATTTGTATTTGGTTCATGCTTTTTGTATTTGTTAAATAAATCATTTATCGTAGTTCCACCACTTTTGTGAAAATGCAGAAAAAATATAATTTTACCATCATTCATGCTTATATATATAATACATCTTTTAAATTGATTTCATAATATTCTTAAATTATGAAAATATTATGCGAATCTATTTCTAAAAATATAAAAATAATCAAATTGGATATAGATAATCTTAATCAAAAAACTTATTCAAACTTACTACAAACCAAAGAATTTTGGAATTTATTTCATTCTGAAAAAATTTTTCTATACCAGGAAGATACTCTAGTTTTTAAAGATAATATTGAAGATTTCATAGAATTTGATTTTATTGGTGCAATACTGAATACCGAAAAATTATTCATGAATACTACAAAAAAGAAAACGAACTTTCAAAACGACAACAAGAACACTCTGTCGAGTCACAAATTCACAAACAAAATACAAAAATAAACATATTGACTCGAACTGGTAAACGAAAAAAGTATTATCAGACGCTTAAATCAACTATATCTAGTCAAACATATCAAGACATTAGACACATTAAAAGTAATGACAATCCCAACTGTACATATTTGTCAAATGAAGAGGACGTGTATCGCGTAGAAAAAGACAAGAGTTTAGGGAAAGCATTTTATAATGTATATCTCAATGAAATTGGCAGTAAAGTAACAGATGGTTGGGTACTCATATTGGATGATGATTGTAAATTAACAGACAACACCTTTATTGAAAGGTTAGCAGATAAATGCTCCAATGCTAGTGAGAATGAAATACTTATTTTCCAATCAGGGATATTTCCACAAAAGGCTCGTTACTGTTGAATCGATTGCTCGAAGCCTCTCTTTATATATGTAAAAAACTAAATTCCGACTTTGAAAACAAGTTTATTAAACCTTGTTCAATTGATATGGCTTGTTTTTGTATGCACCATAGTGTATTGAAAGACGTTCAATTTGATGGGAGACATATGGGAGATTATAACTTTTTGAAAAAGATAGAAGAGAATACCAAATATGCTTTTAAATTTGTACGAATTCCACCAGGTATTTGGGCAAACTACGATGGTGAAAAACATGGGAAAAATTAATACATCAGATTGTTATAATAATATTCTTAAATTTAAAATTTAATTGAAAAAAGATTTTTCTTTATTACTTTTTAAAATGTCACTCGAAATTAAATTACAATCTGAACTGAAAAACTTGAAAACAACGTATTCAAAAAAACTAGAAAATCTTAGAAATTATTGCATTCGTATTATAAACCAATACAGTAAAAGTCCTCATTATTCCTCTGTTTACAATTACATCGTAAATTTTTATAATACTGAATACCAAAAAATTATTAATGAATATTACAAAAAAGAAAACGAAATTAAAGAAAAATATAGACTTTTAAAAGAAGAAGAAGAAGAAGAAGAACAACAACAACCTGTTGAATCAGAAATTCATGAACAAACGGCCAAATTGTCAGCTTGTTTTGTAGGAATCAATTACGAAAATACATCATCTGAACTTCGTGGATGCGCTAATGATGTAGAAGATTTATGTACTTTATTTTCTGTTTACAGCGCACAAAAATTAGTGAACGAAAAAGCAACAAAATCAAATATTATTACACATTTTAAATCACTTCTTCAAAATGCCAACGAAGGAGACAAACTTCTTTTTACTTTCAGTGGACATGGATATTTCAACAAAGACAATTCAAATGACGAAGTTGATTCTCAAGACGAACTAATTGTTACTTCTGATATGCAAACAATCTTAGATGACGAATTTCGCGTTCTCATAACACAATATTTGAAACCAAACGTAACACTTTTCGCTATTTTCGATAATTGTCACAGTGGTACCATTTTGGATTTACCTCATCAATATTTTCCTACATCTTTTAACAAAAATACTCCTGAAACTACCGGTCAAGTCATTTGTATTAGTGGTTGTAAAGATCATCAAGTCAGTATGGATGCTTATCTAGACAATCGATTTAACGGTGCATTGTCTTGGGCATTTGTCGATACAATCGAACAAGATAAAAACAAAGAACTTACATGGAAAACATTGATAGAAATAATTCACCAAAAATTATCTTCAAAAGGATTTTCACAATTACCACAGTTAACATCTGGAAAAAAATTGGATATTACCCAAAAATGCAATTATTTCTAATTTATTTTATATAAAAACTAAAAAAACCCGTTTTTTTTATATTTTGAAAAAACATAAACACTTCTTTTCTAATTAAATTAAATAAATAAAATGATGAAACGACGTTTGCAAAAAGAATTAAGCGAGTTTCATTATCCATACACTCTTCATAATGATACTATTCTATTCTACTCTTATGTATCAAAATTCAAGACTTATCCAATTCAATTCACATTTCCTCTAGATTATCCTTTCAAATCACCATCTGTAAAAGTTTGCGAAAAAATATTTCCATTTTTTTACGATTCTACGGAAATTTTTGAATATTATCACAGATTGAAAAACAATTGCATTTGTTGCAATAACATTTTATGTCCAATCCATTGGTCACCATCACTGAGATTATCTCATTTAAGAAATATTATTGTAAAACTTATAGACGATTTAGAAACAATTGAATCATTTCGACATATCTTAGTAGACTTTTATTCAGAAGAAATTATTTTTACTATTCTTTCCTTTCATGTATAGGATATTCACCAACATTTATGATTATCTTGCGTAGTTCTTCATATCTTTTGTCAGTTGGATCCATACGCAATAATGACTCCATATCATGGCAATACACTTTTATCTGTATAAATATGCTCTTTTATTTTTTCTATGATTTTTTCATTT